AAGACTCATATACATAGCTGGTGAAGCATAGAAGAATGTTTCTCCATCAGTATAATCGTAACCTGCGTCAAGAAGTTTTTGTAGTCCACTTCTTACTTCGGCAGTAGTTGGTGTGTTGTCAGTTGCTAAAGTTACATCATTACCAGTAGCAGATTGAAGAATGTCAACTGCTAAGTAGTTTTCTACTTTTTTAGCTAAAGCATATCCCATTGATTTGGCATAAGCGTTGAATAGATCAGCAGATTCTTGAACTCTTACGATGTCCTCGATTCTTTTAGCTTCGTATTGATGTTGGTCTAATGATAATTGAATTACTCCGTCAGTATTTGCAGAATATGTTACAGCAGTATCAGCAGATTTAGCAGCAGCAGTTTCTTCAGCTACTTTAGGAATATTTAGTATGTCGCCACCATTTTGAACCATTGATGAGAAGTCAAGCACTTGATTTCTTAATGCAAATTTTCTTTCTGCATAATCAAGAATAGCATCTCTCCACATTTCCGGAATAAAATTAGCAGCCGTAGTTATAGTTACATTAGCCATTTTATTTACTCTCCTTAAAAAGTATTATTAACGTTTTTTAAGGTAGTGACTTATCAGATCTTTATGCGACTCCCTACGCTTTTTATTATTATCTAACTCAGTAAAAGGATTTCCCTTGAACTTTGTAACGGACACTTGGTTTTCCACTTGTCCTACATTAACTCCAGCTTTTGCTTCGAACTCAGAAGCGATGTCACGCAAAAGAGATAAATCATCAACCTTTTCAAATTTTTCTCTTTTCGTTTCAGGAATTTTACTTAGAAGAGTATCTCTTTCTTGATTGACATAAGCATTAAAAGATTCAGACATCGCATTATACTGATCCTGAAGCGTTTTATTCTTATTTTGTTCTTCAACCAACAGAGCTTTATATTCACCTTGCTCTTCTAAAGTTTTTTTACGCTGTTCTTCCTGAGCAGTAGCAATCTCATCAACTTTTGACTTTAAGTCATTTCGTTCTTTGACTAACTCTGCAAAACGATAATAAGGAACAGCTTGTTCTGTCTTTTTTTCGTCTTGACTGACTTGAGGTTCTTTTACAGCTTCCTCATTGGCTGTAATCTGTTCTAATTCAGACATTTTTACTCCTTTAGTGGATTATTATATGCCTTTAAGTTATAATATAATTAAATTAATCACAATTATAAATGTCAAAGAAAAATAAAGAATTTGATTTCAAACAAAAGTGGTTTGATTATATGAAATACAAGCCACACGCAGGACAACGTAAACTACACTTTCCTGACAAACCGGACGCATCTTATTTTGTAAACATCTGTGGTAGACGATATGGAAAGACTACGGCTGCGTTCCGAGAAGCAGAATTTTATGCAGCACAACCGAATAAAAAGATTTGGTTGGTTGGATTATCTTACAAGAAGTCACGATTAATGTTCCGAGAAATCTGGAAAGATATGGTTGCTGGTAAAGCAAACGATATTGATAGAGCATCAGAAAAAGAACAGTATATTAAATTTAAATGGGGAACAACCGTAGAAGGAATGTCTTGTGAAAATCCAGATTCATTAGTTGGAGAAGGTGTTGACTTATTAATCATTGACGAAGCAGCTAAAATGCCTAGAAAGATTTGGGATATGTATTTATCTCCTACTCTAATCGATAGAAAAGGAAAAGCAATCTTTATTACTACTCCTGAAGGATTTAATTGGGTATATGATTTATTCTTATTAGGACAAACTGATCCTAAATGGTATTCGCATCAATCTCCAAGTTGGGAAAATGAATATGCCTTTCCAGATGGAATCAATGATTCTTTTTTACAAGAACGTAAACGTAATATGTCGAAAGAGTTGTTCGATCAGGAGTTTGCTGCAAAGTTTACTTCAATGGAAGGACGAGTATATCCATTTGATAGACAACTTGATATGGATAATATTCATTATAATCCAAATCTACCAACGTATTGTTCAATGGACTTTGGTTATCGTTTACCTGCCGTGCTATGGTTTCAAACTTATAAGCAAGATGGAAATTGGCATATCAATATTATTGATGAAATTATTCACGAACGCAATATTCCTACCGAAGAATTAGTTCAAAAGATAAAAGCAAAACCATATCCTGTTATTTCGTATTATGGCGATCCTGCTGGTAGCTTTGTTCAAGGACAATCTGGTTTAGGAGATATCCATATCTTACGTAGACACGGCATTTACGTAGAATATCGTATGGACAGATTATCAAGAGATATTCAATCTGGAGTTAGTTATTGTAGAGGATTCTTTGAAAATGCAGAAGGATTGCGTAGAATTAAGATAGATAAGAAATGCGTAGGGATTGCAGAAGATTTTGAGGGTTATCGTTTTCCTGAAGCACAAGAAGGAAAGGGTATTTCTAATAATCCAATCAAAGATGGATACTTTGAACACGGCTGCGACGCTTTTAGATATTTTATATTGAATAGATTTCCAATTAGAAGTAACTTCATTGGAAGAATATCACGATAAAAAGGATAAGTTATGGTTTTTACACCAAGAGAAATTATACAAGACTCACTTAAGAATTTTAAACAAGAACAAGCAAAAGCAAGACGAGAAGAAGTTCGTAAGTTTTTAGATTACTATTCTGGCTCACTAACCGATCAATATATCCAACCATATTTCAATACTGACGCATTCCAAGAGATTCCTCATTATAATACCAATATCGTGAAAAAATTTGTCAATCGTATGTCTAAGATTTATACGATTGGTGCAAAAAGAAATGTCAATGACAAATATACTGAATTGACATCAGTCAAAAATGCTCGTATGAAACAAATGGAACGTATGACTCGCTTGTTAGGAACTTGTGCTACTTATGTTATGTATGATGAGATGGAACAACGATTTGAATATCGTCCTATCTATTATTTCGAACCTTATTTCGGTGATAATCCTTATAAACCAGAAGCAATCGTTTATCCAATGATGCACGGACACGCAGATTTATCTGACACTTCCGATTTAATGTATGCCTATTGGGATAAAGAAATTTGTTTAAAATTTGATGAAAATGGTAATATCATAGAAGAAATCAAACATAATCTTGGTGTGTTACCATTTGTTTTTACTCATAGAGAAGAACAGTTAGATTCTTTCTTTGTAGAAGGTGCTTCTGATTTAGTATCTGCTAATGAACATATCAATATCACAATGACTGAAATGCAATTAGGGTTACGTTTCCAAATGTTTGGACAACCTGTTGTGACTGGATTGATTTCTGATAATAGCAATGTTCGTGCAGGTTCAGACGAAATCTTAACATTACCAGAAGGAAGTAGCTATAATATTGTTTCTCCTGAAGGCAATGTTCGTGATGTTATTGAAAATATTAAATGGCAAATAGAATTAGTTGCATTGAACAATCACTTATTTGTTACCTTTGCTCAAACAGGTGGAGAAGTACCTAGTGGTATTTCTCTAATGATTAAAGATTTAGAAAGACACGAAGATTTTATTGATGACAAAGAATTATATCGTCAATATGAAAACGAATTTTATAAAATCGAGTATGCGTTATCTCAAACCAATAGCTTAGGATTACCTGATCCAAAGCAATTCAAAGTAGACTTCTCTGAAGTTGAATATCCAATGACTACACAAGATAAGATTATGTTGAACGAATATCGCTTGAAACACAATCTAGTTACTGAAGCTCAAATATTAGCAGAAGAAAACAAAGATTTAAGTCTTGATGATGCAAGAGCTATAATCGAACAAAATAAACAAGTTAATCAAACATTAGTAGTCACCGATGAAAAACGTAGTTCAAATTAAAGTTGATTTTAATTTTAAGAAATTAACTAAAAGAATCTTAGAAAAAGAAATCTTTTCAGTTATTACTGATATTGCTAATAGTGCAGAAGAAACAATAAAAAATCGATTTATAGAAGAAACAGATATAAATAGAAAGAAATATAAACCATTAAAACCTATTTATCGAAATTATTTTAGAGAGAATCCTAATAATCCTATCTTGGTTGATACTGGTAAGCTAAGAGATAGCGTTAAACAAAAGAAAGAAAAAACTAAACTAAGAATAACGGTTGGTTCTAATACAGAATATGGTATGGATCACTTTCAAAAAAGAAAAGGATATTCTAATGTTACTATTCCAGCTCGTATTTGGTTTTATCAGTCTGATAATACTACCAAGAAGAAAAACTTTGAAGAACAATATGTTGATGAGATAAAAGCATTTGAAGTATCATTAAAAAATAAATTTATTCCAAATTTCTTGCGAACTATTCGAACAAAATTTCGTAAACTCTAATATGGACGAACTCTTAAAAGAAATCTATCAAATGGTAATTGAGCTACGAAAAATCTCTCAGATTAATAATGAACTCTTAGGATTCTTATGTCAAAAGGTTGCACCAGTTGATGATAATACTGATACTGCTCATATAATGATTACTTCTTTAGAAATGGCACAATTATTTGAAGAATATAATGTTATGCCTGAAGAGTTCGGGATTTCTTAAGTTCTTCTTCCCTATTTACTAATTCCTCTAACCACTTTCTTCTTTCAGTATGTGTCGGACGTCTTGACGGCAATGGTTCTAATCCTACTTTCTTTGCACGTTGGATTAAGGCATATCGATTAGCTCTATCTTCTCGTTTCTTTTTTCGGACTGGCTTTTTGCCTTTCTTGATTTGTTCGAGAGCTTTCTTTTCATTCATCTCTCTTTTTTTAGGTTTGTCGTTTACGGGATTCCTTTCTGGAAGGGTTTCCAACAATTCTGATACCTCTTCGCTTTCGGCGTCAATAACCTCGAACTCTTCGGCGTCTATTTCTTCTGCCTTGAGGAATTTTTCAAAAGGACTATCTACCTTGACATTGATGTTCTTGACTAATTTTCCAGAATGCTCTAGCACTAATCGTCCTGCTTGAACATTTCCTTCGATTGCTTCACGAACCATACTATTTAAAACCATCGGCAATTTACTATTAAAATATGTCATATATTTTTTGTAATACAAATCGATGAAACGATCATCAGAGAACCAATTATGAATGGTTTGAGTAGTTACATTGAGTTGACTTGCTAATTCGACTTTTGTCATATCAGGATTATGAATCATTAACTCAATAGCAGCTTGTTGATTGGCTTTTTTTAATTCGATGTTACTCATTTACCTTGTCCTCGATATGGTTTCTTATAATATTTTTTGGATAGCTTGTTACCTCGTTTGGTATTATTGCTATTGCCTTGACGCGTTTTTTTAGCACCATTAGTGCGACGTTCTTGTGGTTTAAGACTTCTCACGCTTCTTCTTTTTCTTTCCGAATATCTTATCCCATTTCTTGTCGAACTCTTTTTTAGGGATTGACAATGGACGAGGTTCGTCGCCTTTTCCAGCTCCGTTTGGTTTATTAAACATTATCTCTTCTTTGCTGTTTTAGCTGCGTTACGAAAATCTGCTGCACTTGGAGCATATTTACTTTTCTTGCTACGCATTCTTTCGACTTTCTTAGCACCAGACGCTTTCTGTCGTTTAATACGTTTTCTCTTAGCGTGAATGTTTGCGTATAATCCTCGTTTAGGCATTATTTCTTCTTCTTCTTTTTTTTGTGATATGGCATTATTTTCTCTTTTTCTTTAATGTCGTTAATGGACATATTTTAATATTTTCTATCTGGTTTTCTACTGCTGTGCCAGTATGTAAACCACAATAAGTTACCTTCTTTCGTTTAGATGCGAACGCACAGTTGCTTTTCTTTATAGAACAGTAATCAAACATTAATCGATGTCTAATTCCTTGCGTAAAGCACTATCTGACATTGTTCCTTTATGATTAATGACTATTTTTGGTGCTGTAATGACTCTTGTTACTAAGAATTGTTCATCTTCACACAAGCATAATTCTAATGGATCATCAGTCATTTTCTGCTCGACTTCAAAGATTTTGTCGCATTCTAAACATTTATAATCGTATCTTGGCATACCAATAATTTATAATCAAAATA